CGCACCCCACGCTGTCCCGTTCCAAACGTACTGGACGTCTTCGTCATTCACCCACACAACAAAGCCCTCTAGTGGGGCGGTCGGGGTGAGGTACAGCCAAGCACCGTTGTAGTACAGGGCAAGGTGGTTGGCCGCACGGGCGGCCCAGTCCCCACTCGGGGTCCCGGTTAGGATGTACAGGTCTCCTTCGGCCGGGCTACCGGGTGGGGTGGCCGTCCGGTCTTTTGCGCCGAACTGGATGCACTCTAGCCAGAACATCCAAGTATTGGAAAGGATGTGGGCGTTGCTGCCCCCTTCGACGAGATACGTTTGGGATAATTTTGGAGAGGGCATTGTCGGCCTCGATTCTTGCGGTTCTAGTTTGATCGTTCAGTTGCCAATACAAGGGCTACAGTACAAGCTCACCACTCGGTAGGCCCCGCCCACTAACCACATCCACCATGTAGAGGACTACAAACACCGGGTCCCCCGGTGTTAGTCCGTCTGCGGTCTGGTTGGCGGCCGAGTAGGTGGTGGTCTCGGCCCCCGTCACCGTGATTATACGAACAACGGCGCCGCCTGTCCCGCCAAGCACGTCGATTTCGTAAACCTCCTGCCCCTCGTTGTTTGGGGCGGGGATAGCGGCCGTGTAATTCCAGATTGACCGGGTGCGGCGTTCCCACGAGATCGCTAGGTTGTTTGTACCATCCCGGACCGCCGCCACGTTGCAGGGGCTAAACGCCTTGCGGCTTGAGCCCCCAATGAGTTCGGACTCACTCACCTCGCTGGCCAAGTCCCCGCCCGCCCCCGAGAGCCGGTAGTAGTTGGTGGTCCCGATCTTAGTGGTGGCGTAGGGGAGTACCTGAACCCCCGAGTCGAGTAGCATAAAATCCTCGCCAAAGGCGTGAGACGCCATAGCGGTGTGGGTGTGGCGGCGGCCCCGGAGAAGACCGCTAAGGACGTACGTTCCCGGGGCCACAAGGGTAGCGGTCCGGAACCCAACGACCTCACCCCCAATCATCGCGTGGTTACGGCCCGCCAGCACCTGCACATCCGTCAAGCTCTCAAGCTCCCCACTCAGCACCACGACCTCAACGGTGTTAGCGTAGTCCCACAAGCCGGGGGTGGTTGGTGGGGCCAGCACGGACCCGGTCGTCCCAATCCCGCCCTCAACCGGCAGGGCACTAAGCCGACCGAAGTTTGCCGTTGTGTCGTCAGAGGACCCAAACAAGACCGCCCCCCGGTAGGCGGCAGTTGGAAGGCCCCGGCTACCGGCGTAGTACAAGACGAGCGTGTTGACGTGCTCCTCGGTAAGGGCCGGCAGGTCGGCGATCACCAGCTCCATATCTGGGGCCGTGTAGGGGACCTGACCCTCGGTCGGGCTCACGCTCCCGTCGGCGGACTCCTCGACTGAACTGAGGGTTTGCTGGTTAATCACGATGCAGTTGAACTGGAGCACCCCGTTCTGTCCGCGGTCCCGTTGCTGGACTAATAGGGTGTACTGCTCCCCGTCCGCCGGGACCACCAACACGTCCCCTTCCTGTGCCGCGATGTAACTGAAGGGCAGGGCGAGGGTAATCATCATCCTCTCTACCCACGCCCGGTAGAGCCGCCGCTTGGCGATGGTGGCGGCCTTCACTGGGGTCAGGACAAACGGCAGGTCAACGACGTCTTGGTTCTCGGTAGCGAAGTTGATCCGTTGGGCGGACTGCCCGGCCCGGTCGTAACTGATGGCGGCGTCGATGTAATTAACTTGGACCATGCTGGGCGCGTCCAAGTCCGTGATCTGGTTGAACGACAGGGGACGGGGACGGTCACTTCCCGGCTCGGAGGTGGCGAGGTCTGCTTCCCGGACCGACACCTGCACCTCATCCCCCCGCGCAAAAAACTTAAGCACGCCATTGGATTCTTGTGCAATCAGGTCGTATGTCGAAAGGAACGGTTCTATCGCCTGCGCCATACTGACCGGGCCGACGACGTGGTACCCGGTCAGGCACTCCGGTACCCGACTGACGTCGTACTGGGCCGGCGTCAACCCACCACGCTCACACAACTGGGCGATGGCGTCACGCAGGGACTTGGTAGACTCCTCCTCAACCAGAAACGCAAAGCCCGGGATGCGTTGGCCAAAGTCACTCAGCTCAAGACTATCAAGCACCATGTAGGCGGTGCCCTTGTACGCCGGCACCTCGCCCACTCCCTCAAATGATTCGATATGCCCGTCCGCGTCCGTGTTGTCCGTCATGGTGGGGTCGGTTGGTGTGGCCACGCCCCCGGTATAGAGGGTGATGTCCTCGTACCGGTCGTCCTCGGTACCGGTCGAGTAAATGACTTTGCTGTCGGCCCACACCCGGCGCACGGCGTTGATGGGGCCTTCGCAGATTGCGATGGCACAGTCGACATAATAGGCGTAGGTGGTTTGGGTACTGCCCCCACCGCCCTTGCCCCCCACCTCCCGCCGGGTGACCCGCTCGTCCAGTACTCCAATGCTGTTGTCGTGCCGGCCGATCCAGATGATAGTCCCCCCCACTTTGTTCTCCGGACCAAGGCAGTACCGCAGCCCCACACCCTCGCTCGCGGTCTGGAGTTGGTACTCGTCGATCCGTGGCCCCCGGAGGTCCTGTCCTTTGGGCGGAAAGAGGTACGTTTGGTCGATGTAGGCGCCGGCCGCGCCGCCCACGATCCCCCCGATGGCTGCGCCCGTCAAACCAAACGCCACCACCCCGGTACCAAGGGTAGCGCCGCCGACGGCCGAGCCCACAACAAACAGGGCGATCGTAGCCATTAGTGTTTCCCCCCACAAGGACACGGCTGGGACGTCGGTGGTGGGGCGGGGAGTGTGATTGGCGCGGCGGGGCCGGGGGTGATCCCCCGGTACCTCCACGCGCTAATAAACCTCTTTAACCAGTTCCCACCAACCCCCGTCTCCACAACCCGCTTAGACCCGGCGTGGGCGTGGACCATCCCCAAGTCCGTGCGGATAGCGAGGTGCTGGGGCTCGTCCGTCACCCGGAACAGCAGGACGTCTCCCACACAAACACAACCGGGGCACGGGAGCTTATCCATCGACAGGGCCAAGACTGGCTCCATCGTGCTGTTGGGGATGCGGGGGTAGTTTGGAACGTCCTGGAAGAACACCCCGAGGGACTGGGCAGACACCACCACAAGACCACCACAATCGATCCCCACCCCGGCAGCCTCCCCTGATGGTGGAATGGGGTGCCAATCATTTTCCGGGCCTCGCGTTGTATGTCTATTCCATTCATCTTGCGTTGGGAGTAAGGGTTGCGGCGGTCTGTCCGGGGACGTGGGGGAACCCGCGGAAGTTTAACACGTTTGTGCCCCACGGCCTACCCTCCGTCCCGCTGGTACCCTTGCACGCCTGGAAGGTCTTGCTGCAACCGGGGTAGAGGGTAAAGGTGTCTCCGACTTGTATGTTGTAGTTAGTGGGCAGGGATAGTACCGTCGCGCCCCCGCCGAGAAACGAGTCTACTTCAAACGACTCGCCGGCCGAGGCCCCGTCCGTCCAAGTAAGCAGTCCTGCGTTGTACAACCCGTCCACCCCGGCAACGTCCGTCCCCACCGACTGGCGGGACAGGGCGACCGAGGTCACCTCCCCCGTGACCGTGATGGCGGCGGTATCTACCCCGCAGTTCGTGTCCCCCAACACGTTCTCGCACCGCCGTCCAACAGTCCGGCCCTTGGCCTGACGCAACTTGGTTGTGAGGCCGTCCAGTTGGGTCTCCCATCTCTCGCCCGTCCAACTAAGTTCGGTGATGAAGTAGGTAGTGACCATCAAAGCCCCTTGCCACGGAAACATCCAATCCACCACCGTCTCGGTGACCTGAGCCAAGTTGTACTTCCCGGCCCGCAGATCGTCGTTCGTGATTTCTGCACTGGTCAGGTACCCAACAAACTGGACATTCCGCTCCTTGAGCCCGATGGGCTGACGGACCGCGCTGGACTCCTGGACGGCGACCGGTGTGTATGTGTTAGCCCCGTAGGTGATTGGCTGCGAGTGATCCGTGAAGTACAAGGTGGTGCCGTCGGCGCGCGCGATGGACCATAAGCTCGCAACCCGGTGGGCTTTGCTTTCGACGAGCGCCTTGATGGAGGGGTCCTGCTCAATCACTGTAAGCTGTCCTTAAAGAAGAAAGGGGCCACCGCGTTCCCCCCGCCAATGCCCCACTTATCACTACCGGTCAGCGTCCACCGGACAGTCCCGTCGGCTTCCATGTAAGCTAAGTCGTGGCT